CCTGCGCGGGAGTCCACCACCAAAGATAAACGACTCTCGTAAGCCATGAAATTTCCCTGTATTTGTGCCAAGCTCGTTAAAAAACCAACGAGGACGGCAGCATGAAAGTGATAGGTGGCAGTTTTGGCGCAGACGGCAAGGCCGAGATACGCGGCGCGAATATCGCTATTGGTAGCAGGTTGATAGGCCAGAGCACAATCAAGTCAATGACGGCCAAGCAGCACAGCGAGCGCGGTTTTAGCTTATGGGCGCTGTTGTTTGGTCTGCTAATTGTTGTGCCGGTATGCACCCTGCCGGCCGGTTACTTTTTTGGTGACACCGCGGGCTTATTGGTCGGCTTGACGGTGCTCATCATTACGATGGTTGCGACGTTTGAGCGAGTAGACAGTCGGCTGGTAACTATCACCACCAATGACGATAAAACCGCAACGATCCAGTGCAAAAAAAAGCAGGCTGAAAGCTTGATGGCAATGGCCCCTCACTGATTCAGGCTCAGGTACATATCATCCATTGCGGTCACCACCTCGACACACTCATCTGGCTGGCAAGGCCACTGCAGTCGCTCCGCCGTTTGCAGTATGTCCAGTGGCGGAAGGGTGGCTACCCCGGCCATGGATTGCGGACGGCCCCGGCACAGCAGGTTGAAAGCGTTGACCCAGAAAGCCGTGCGGCTGTCCAGCTCGGGCGGCGGCTCGTCTACCCCAAGAGCACGGGCAACGGCAAGATATTCCTGCACGTTGCCCTTCCATTCCTTTAGGAATTTGAGGTAACCGGCCGCTTTTTTGCCTGTTTTGCCACGTCCTCGCGCTTGTAATGGCTCAGGTCGTTAGCTTCGCCAATGATCCGGGTCAGCAGGTCCGGGTTTTCTTCCAACACCGCCATGGCGTTGGCTTCGGTGCATTCCAGTGGCTGGCCATCGGCCACCACGTCGCGCCAGTCTTTCAGGATGCCGCGGGCCACCGCCTTCAGTAGCGCAGCCTGCTTTTCTTCGGGCGATTCGGCCTTGCGGTAACCGCAATCTTCCAGCGCTCGCTCGTATTCTGGATTGCCAGCGCGGGCGATTTTAAATTCAGCGCCCATCATCGGCACCCAGGCGCCAGCGGTGAATTTGTCGGTGTTAAATCGTTTTGATTCGAAAGCCATGGTATTACCTCAGATTGCCCGTTAATTGAATTTGCCCGTTGAAAGCGCTCCCAAAGGCCACGGGCAACAGCCAGGGGGAGCAAACCGTTACGGCGTCAGCGTGCGGGTGATGCTCGCGTAACTGCCATCTGCCTTGGCGGCAGCGGTATAGCTCAGATCAAAGCTCAGGATCGCATCCAGGCCGCCGCTCGGCAGATCGCCCGAAAGATAGGCGGACTCAATCGCCACGGCGTAGCTGTCGCCACCGTCCGAAAGCACGTACTCCAATTTGACTGGCGTATTAGTGATTGAGTTTTGCCACAGGTCGAAAGCGGCGGCGGAGCTGCGCACGGTGATGGAGCCGGTAATCGCTGCAGAACCCTTGAAGTGGTTTTGAGTGACGGAGCCCAGGCACTGGTCAGATGTGTGATTGTTGCTCAGCGCAAAACTCATGGATGTAAAGCACATACCGGACAGCGGCGCGCCGTTGAGCTGGATCGACCCCAGGTTGTTGGAGCTGTCCATCATCAACTCGGCACCGGGCGCGGCAAATGAGTCCGTGCTGATGGTGTAATTGCTGTTAATGGTGGTGCCGGCCACGGTAATCTGGCCGGTGATCTTGGCGCCAGAATCCATAGTCAGCGTCAGGTCGGAAATCTGCGCTTTTTCGATCAATACATGGCGATTTTCGTCCAGATACGATTTCAGAATGTCGATCTCGACAGTGGTGGTGCCAACTTCCAACTTGTCGGCTGTCCACGTCGTCATAAACGCCGCGGCCAGCAGGTCGTCGTAATCGCGAGCGCTGAACTCAAAGTCCACGGTTCCGCCTGCGGTTTGCGTGACGATCTTCTGCCCACCCCGCTTGCGGTCGCTGCGCACCTCGTCTGAGACGACGGTTTCGGTGCCGATGGTGAGTGTGTCGTTGGTGCGGCGCAGGGTTTGCCATGCGGTGACGGGTGCGCCGGCTGGCTTGTATGCAAGCCGGACCCTGTTTGACTCTGACATTGGTGTTACCTCATTTTGCGGGCATTAAAAAACCCGCACTTGGCGGGCTGGTTTGGGTTGGGTGGATCAGGCGGTCCAGGTGGCGATGCCGGCGGCATCCCACTTGACGTTAAACGGTGTCCCGTCGCCTGCGGTTTGCGCGCCCGGGAATGCGTAGTGGAAAAGCGGCTTGTTGCTGACGGAGTCCACCACCACCAGGGCGGACGCGGGGCCGATTTCACCGCCGCTTGCCGTTACCGACAGGTCGTTGCCGTCCAGCTTAGCGTTAGCGCCCTCGGCTGTGATGGCAGCGCCTGCGATAGCCTCACCGCCTGCGGGCCAGCCGTTGCCGGACACTTGCGCGGCGTTGATGGTAGTCAGATCGGTCTGGGTGGCGGAGAATGTGTAACCCGCGCCCACCAGAATCACTTTAAGCCCGGCAATATTGACTTCACCGGCCGCAAATAGCTTCCGGGTGTGATTGTAAAAATCCATTAGCGATTCCTCGGGTCATTTTCGATGTTGATGTATCCGCGGGCCACCGGCGTCGGGTCATCGGCGATGACGATCCAGCAGCTGTAGTAGTGCTTTGGCCTGGCCAGGCGGGCGGACTGATCGCCGGTCAGTCGCGCAGTGATAACCTGCCCGGATTTGCTGGTTTGCACGGTTTCGGTGTAGGGCGCAGTGGGCGTATCGGCAATGCCGAACGACACCAAGGCACCGGTCAAATCCACCTCGGCAGGTACGGTGATCTCAATGTCCAGCGCCTGCCCTCTGATGATGTCGATACTGCCGATTTCTGGCGGCGTCACACGGCAACCCTCCTGTAAAAACTGCCCGCTACGGGCTTGTGGCGCGGGTATGCGCCGGTGATCTGTGTCTGGCGATAAAATTGCCCCTGGATTTGCACCCGCCGCCGATACTCTTCAATGCCGGCAATTACGGCAGGTGCGTGCGCCGATGCGCGAACAGCGGCCCCGGTCGCTACGACACTGGCACCGGTGCTGGCCCGCGGCGATAATGCAAGCACTCTGGCTGTGGCGGTCGGCACCGAGACGCTGGCACCGGTGCGAATACCGGGCTGAGCGCTCTTTGTGTGGGTGACTGCTGCGGCTGGCGCAACCACGGCTGCCGCACCCACTTGCGGGTCTGGCGCATCTACCCGGGACGCAAAACACGGCGGGTAGATCACCGCGCCGGCGGCTACCTTTGGCTGCGCCGCGCCTGCACGGCTCACGGCGGTAGTCGGCTCCACGGCAGCAACCCGGCGGGCGCTAACGAAGGGCGCGTATGCTTGAGTCGTAGACTGTGCGATCTGCACGTCTGCAGCTGCGCCGGAGGCTACGGCGGGCGCTTTAGAGTCATGCGCCGTCGTGGCCGGTGACGGACTTACAGATGCTCCCCGAACGACAGTGGGAGCGTGCGCAGTCATTGCTGAGCGCGCCGCAGATGGTCTCAGGCTCGCGCCGGCGGCAACATCTGGCGCATTCGCTCTTGTGGCAGTGTTCGCCACCGGTGCAGACACTTGCGCGCCCGCCGCCACTGCTGGCGAATAAGATGCGCACGCGGTTGGCGCCAGTCCCGGGCCAACGCTCGCACCAGACGCTACTCGCGGGGGCTGGATCGCAGTGGTGGTGGTCGCCGCCGGGAGGCTGACGCTTGCGCCCGATGAGATTGCGGGGTTGCTCGCGGCGGCCCGGATAGCGCCAATGCTGGGCTCTACCGCTACTTCCGATGGCGGCGCGGGCTTGCTGCTCGGTGCCGGGTCGCCGCTGGTGCCTATGCCTACATAGCCAAAATAAACCGATTGATCGTTAGCAGACAGCGCGCCAATGCCCGCCCACCCTCGGGGGTGCGGATAGTCGTCCGTAAGGTCAAAAAAGGGCGTTGATGGTTCTAGCTGTCCGTCCCCCCACATCCAAGCCCGAATTCTAAGCGAGCCACTCGGCAGCTCTACCGCCGAAAAGCGATACCAGACGGCGGTTAGCTGAGCGCGCGCCGGTAGTGATCCGCTGGCAATTACAATAATGTTGCCGCTTGTGTATTTTCGGATTTCAAAGCGACCAGAACCGTACCGGGACAGCAGCGCGTATCCCGTTCGAGTTGACTCTGTGAGGCCGCCGCCGCGCAGTATGAGAGAGCCGATGTTGGCGGTAGAGCTGTAAAGATTTAGAATGGGCGCAACGATCTCGTCTGCCTCTGTGCCTGCTACGCCAGCAACCTCAAAGCCTACCCGGGCGTAAGAGTTGGCGTGCCTGATCCGCAGCTGGTTCGGCAGCATTTCGGCAGCAGACTCACTATCCGGGGGGTAAGGTGTAAACTGATCGCCTTCAATTCCTGTCGCAGACAAATTTAAACTAGTGACAGGAGCCCATCGGCTCACAAAGCTGGCAGGTATACCGCTACCAATCGGATACTCGCTAAAATCCGTAAAATACTGCGCCATTATTCGCCGCCTACCCGGTCATCCAGCATCGACCACAACGGCTGCCGGGGAATTCCCCAGCGGTCATAAATCGCGTTGATTTCGTCTGGCGTCATTGTGGGCCGAACCTCAAGCGGGACCGTGCCAGTGGGCGTGTCGGCGGTCAGTGGCGGGTAATTTTGAGAGCCCTTTGGGTCACGCAGCAGGCATAAATGATCTGTCAGATAGCGGGCCGTCCACCCGGTTGCGGCGGTATCGGGTGCCGTACCACCTATTTCGACATCATGCTTTACGCCTACCAGGTAAAATTTTATCGTCATTGGACCTCCGGCTACGGATCTGGCTCTAGCCTGCCCGAAACGGGCACTGAAGATTGAACTGCTGATAGTTGTCGTCCGGCCCGACATTGATTAGACGTGCGGCTTCGGTGGATAGCGTGCCGCTCTGCCAGTATTCAATCCGCTCGGCAAGGCTACTGGCCAGCGCTCTGGCGGGGCGGGTGCCTGTATCGCGGGCGGTGAATATCTGGCAAATAATCACGCCGGTGCGTCGCACCCTCGGCCCATCGCCAATAGCGGCGGTGAAGCTGTCGCCGTCAATAATGCTTACTCGCACCCAGGGCTGCTTTGCGGATTGCGCATCATGGGCCGCTTCGCTGGCCGGCACTCCGTCCCATGCGATGGGTGCCCCAGCCCAGGTGGCGATGCGAGACTCGATGGAGGCGCGGATTTCTTCAAAGTTCATCGCTTTAGACTCGCAAAGGTGGCCGCATAAATTCCGGCTGGCGCCTGCTGTGAGTTGCCATTCTCAAGTACGCCCGCATAGGGAAGATTGTTTTGCACAACGATGTAGGTGAACGGGGCTTTGACGCCGCCTATCTCAGCAGCACCAGCGCTCAGCGCTTCACGGCCAGACTTGTCCTCGCGGTCAATCGCGCCAGTTTCGTCACGCCCGACAGATACCTGATTGTTTCCACGGAATCGACCGGTATCCACCGGGCTGCGCTCGATGACTCCGCTCAGCGCCTGCAGTGCAGTTGCGCGCAACTCTGCATTGAGCCTTTTCTCTTGCTCGTCTGCGAATCCTGCGAGCGATCTTGACCATGACATCAGACACCTCTCAATTGAAGGGTGTAGGTTGCGCCAGCGGGGTCTTGCATGACCGTAATCACGCGATACCCGGCTAGATCGTCACCCACCTCGGGCGAGCTGGTGATCTCCGACTGTAGAGCCGTCAGTCTCACGTCCGTGGCCAGTACGTGCTGGCCGTCAACCTCCATCGCGCTATAGCCGCCAAAAACGCCCCGGCCGGTGTAGGTTTCTGTGGTACTGCTTACGCTGCCGGTGGCTGGATCGTACCCGCCGGAAATGCTTCGGGAGCCCTCGAAAGGCTTAACCGTTCCGGCAAGCTGCTTGGCGTAGGCTTTGGGCAGCGCTTTGTTGATCTTGTCGGCTATGTAGCTCATTACGCCCGCCTCACGGCAAACGTGGAGCCACCACCGCCAGGCAGGTAGGGTTTTAGCAGATCCATGACTAGCGCAATCACACCAGAACGGGCGCGACTGCCATCTTGATATTCGGTTTCAACTTCAACCGTGTCAGCCTTTGCACGCTCACGCTTGATGTTGCCGTCGGTGTCAGCGTACAGCCTGCCATTTGCCGCTTCTTTAGCTAGCAGGCTGCCCGCCTTCACAATAGCCGCTTCGACTGGATCACCGGCAATAACGCCACGGGCAGACAGCCACGCATTCGCCTGCATAACGGCTTGGTATTTATCGCCATCGCCCTCCCACCCTGCGGGCAGGGTAGCGTCAACATCTGCAACGGTGATGTAGTCGGTCACAGCTTACTCCTTGACCTTGCCTTTTGGCTTGTCGGCTTCCGACTCGCCTTCCGGATTGAATCGGGAATCAACAATCTGGACGCCTTGCTTCTTCAGCTCGGCTTTGCGCTCTGCACTGACCGGATGCTTCTCGTAGTGGATAGCCATGTGATTTCCTCAAATATCAGAAAGAGAGAAAGCGGGCCGGAGCCCGCGACGGATTACTTGGAAGCATCACCAATAGCGATAACGCCAGCGGTGTGCTTCACACTGGATGCCACCTGATCCCAGTTCGCGCCTGTTGCCAGGGCCGCATCAGTCGGAGACTTGCCGCCAGTGGTTTCATCCCACGTGTAGCCCTTCAGGCCCAATCCAAAGGTGTAATCCACTTGCATGGTTGTCTCGATGCGCTTCTTGCCGTTACTGGTCTGGATATTGCTCACCAGATCCGCGCCGTCGTGAACGATGGCCGCTGATTCAGCCAGGCCAAGAACTTTGTTCTTGTTCGGCGTGCCGGTCTCGTACAGGGCGGGCGCATCTGTGACAACCATCACCTTGCCCAGAATATCCACCACGTTGACGCCAGTAGACTCAAACAGGCGACTGGTGTTGGCCAGGTTCTGTGCAATCAGTTTGTGATACACGTCGCCGGTGATAACGTCCGCTGCGATATTGCCGCTGTGGTCGCCAAACTTGGCGTGTGCGCCGTTGATGGCCACGTAATCCAGCCCGGCGGTTGCAGACACATCGTTGGTAGCGCTTGCGTTGTTGCTGATCGCGGCGACCAGTGCAGCAATAGCCGTGTTGAGCTGGTCGGCCATCAGGGCTTCGGCAAAGTTGCGGGACGCGACCTCAATGCCCTCAGTGGTCGGCTTACGCAGCCATGTCAGCTGGGCAGGCTCAAACAGGATCGGGCCAAAGCCACCAGCAACCTTAACGGAGCTGTGCTTCAGCTGGGTCAGGTCAGTAGCTGCCTGAGCGGCGTTCGCAGCGTAACGGTTCACGCGGCGCTGAGCGCTGTGGATGGCAGCGAAGAAGGACTCCTGTAAGAAGTCGCCTTCAAAGCCTTCAGTGGTCAGCCGAATGGTATTGCGGCTGGCTGCGTTAAACTTCTGAACCATCTGCGCCAGAGACTCGATAGTCGCGGGCATGATGTACTTGTTAAACACTTCCATATCGGAAAGGGCCATGATTAATTACCTTTAAGTTCTGGGAATTTGGATGCGATAGCGGCTTTGCGTTCATCGCGACTGCCGCCGAAGTTGCCTGTCTGGACGGCACCGCCGCCATTACTCCCAGGAGCCCCGCCCCCGGATGCTTTGCTGCCGTCTACAAGAAACGGGTATTGCTCAGATAGATAACTTCCCAACTGCTTTGCGTCCCACGCATCGCCCTCAGGGCCGTTGATCTTCACCCCTTCGGGTGTATGCTCGATGTACTGCAATGCTTCTTTGCGTAACAGTCCGTAACGCTGAACACCACCGGACGCTTCACGGTCAATCAGGCCTGCCACAATGCCCTCGGCAGCGGTTGCCCGCTCGCCGCTGGCCAACTTGTCGCGCAGGTCGTTCAGTTCTTTCTCAAGGCTGCTTTTGCGCTCTTGCTCTTGCTTGTAGAGCGTTTCGTATTCTTGCTTTTCTTCGAGTCGCTGGCGTTCGGCTGCGGTCTGAGCTTCTTCCAGCTCTTTTGCTCGCTTCTTTGCTGCCGCACGCTCTTCGCGCTCTTTGCGCAAGGCTTCTTTTAGCTCTGCCCCGTCATCAATACCTTCGACATTCAGCTGATAGCCGTTGTCTGTTTCGACGTACAGCGCCTGCTTGCCTTCGTCTAGCTCTGAGAATGCGTCTTTGTCCAGTTGGTATTTAAGTGCCATTGCTACGAACCCCGTTCGTTGGTTGCGCCTACCCCGTAGGCATTAAAAAACCCGCCGAAGCAGGTTATGTAATTTCTAGCCCTTCGCGGGCTCTCAACTCATCCAGCGATAGCGCCCGGCCACCGCTGTCGGTGAATCTATCGATGGGCACCTTGCCCGAGCGGAACAGCCTTGCCCGCTCTGGCCCCAGAATATCGTCTTGAAACTCTTTGCTCTGGCCTTTCAGCCACCCGCCATACGTTGTCTGATTGCTCACCGGCCCATCCATGGAGGCACGCTCGCCCATGGTGTCGTTGCGGTATTGAGCCTTAACCACGGGCAGCCGCAAGCTCCTGCAGCTGTAGTGCAGCGGCGGCATTGGGCCTTTGCCGACTTCGAAAACTTGCCGATCGTAGCCCATGCACGTAAGCGTTGTCCGTGAGTCCAGAGTGCTGAGAAACCGCTCACCTTCCAGCAAGTCACTATTGGCCGCGTACACTTCTTTGCGCGACTGGCTGCTAATGTGATTGATTGCCGTGCGAGTGGTGGCTGAAGCCTGCGCCCTGGTGCGGGTGCTTATGCCTGTCGCCACATCCCGCGCTATCTGATCAGTCGTGCGGCCTTCCACAATGCCAGCCTGCAAAATGCGCATGGTTTGCTTTGCGGTAGCCTCGTCAAACTCTACAAATAAGTCCGGTATGCTCATGCGCTTTTTCAGGTTGCCGGAAATCAGCGCCGCCTTGGACCGAGTGACAATCGCCACCGCCATATCAGGCGCAAAGCCTGCGGCAAGGTCTGCGCTGATGTAGCCGCTCAGTACTCGGGATGTGTACGCAAGCTCTTGGCCAGCGAAATCCTCAAGATCAAGCGCAAGCTGGTACTCGTTTACGCGCCGCCCGATAATCTCCCTGATCTCGCGCTCAAGGCGCGCCATGCGGCCCACCTGAAACTCTGTGGCATTGCCCGCCAGTATCCTCAGTCGCAAGTCTTTGGCCAGTTGGCGCAGTATCGGCAGCGCCTTGCGGGCTTGCCCCTCTGCAAATCGGTTGATGTTGACCTGGTGGCGGGTTAAAGCGTCAACGATCTGCGTCACTGCAGTGTCAGCCCTGTTATTTCAGCTTCAGTATCGATATCTTCGTCTGTACGCTCAGGCTCAATGCCGCCCGTCCTGCGTCGCCAGTTGCGGTAGTCGGCTTTCGCAATCAAGCCCCGATCAAGTTCGGCAATGCGGGCCATGATCTCTTGCGGGTCTGCTGTCTGTTCGTAAAACTGCTGGTTGATGCGGAACCGTATCTGCTTAAACACATCGGCAGAGGTCATAAACAAAGCCGCCCACTCCAGGCAGTTTTCAAGCGCGTCAGAGACGTTATCTGCCACTGTCGATAGATTGGCCGTGTCTGATCCGCTGCGGGCCTTCACGGCTTCGGCAGTTTCATTGCCGGCCTTCTGCTCAATGAGTCGGGCGCCAATGGCCAGCATCTGCGCCTCTTTATGCTCCATCAGCTTCAGCGAAAGGTTGCGCTCTTCGGCTTGCACCATTTCAACGCGCCCCCCTTTTGTCTGGATGCCGCGCCGACTACCCACGGTAATCCCGTTGGGGTTTAGTTCTGTCCACTCATCGGCGTTAGCCTCGCCAATATCCACGTGAATCATGGGCTGGCTGATAACGAAGGCCGACTCTTCAACGTCCGCGCTGTTGCGAAAGTGGCCAATGTTTGCATCCGCCAAATCCAAAAGCAGCGGATTGTCCGGCACCTCATCGTTATTCACCACGCCCACGAACTGAAACGGGATTACCAGCCAGCGACTGCCGCTGGCTGTGCGCGGCTCAATTCGGCTCACCTCTTCGCCCTCACGAAACAGGCGCTGCAGGTAAAGCCCCGCTTCATCCAGCGACAAGACCCGGAACTGCTCTTTGCTTTCGCTCTTAAACTCGTCAATCGGAAGGTCGTAGGTTTCGCGCAACACAACCAGCGCCAGCTTATCGCCGTTTCGCCGCCAATTTATGATGCTTTGGCTTGCGTAGGGTTTGAGCGTTGCCTGCAGCCCTGCGGATTGCTCGCGGGTCATGCCCGGCTCCGCCGGTGGATACTCAACCAGAACACCATGCCGCCCGTTGATAATCGTCTGACTGGTCACGTTGCGGCTGAATTGCGCCAGGCTCTGACCGGTGCCGTCCGCGTTGTACAGCAAATACTCGATAGCCGCTGGCAACTCTGCCTCTGGTGCCTTGCGAAACATTGCACCCTGCATCCATTCGTGAGTGCGCTTCGTTACGCCAAGCCATTGAGCGCCGTCCTTGTACTCTTCAAAGCGCTTCTTGTCTTCAGGGTCAGGGTTGCGTAGGTACGTGTCGCCCTTCGCCTTAATTGCATCAGTGCCCGCCACAGCGTCGCGTACACGCTGCGCTTTGACCTCATGCGCCTGATAATCTGCGTGCAAAGTGTTTACGGGCATTATGTCCTCACATGAAGCGAATCGGGCCTACACTGGCCACTGGGCGCTTGATTGGAAACTCGGAATGAATCAGGTAGCCAAGGGCATCAGTAACGTGATCAAGCCCAAGGCTCTTGTCGGGCTCACTGGCGCCCTTCTTGTACGTCATGCCATCCAGCCCTTTGATCAGGTCGTGGCATCGGCTATGAATGAACAGGCGGCGGTCGCCATTCGTATTGAGCAGCATGGCCTGCACTTCGTTGATGCGGTCAGAGACTGCCGGTGCCTTCTTGGGCGCGATCACCCTGAAGCCTGCCTGCTCTAGTATCGTGAAGTCTGTCACGCCACCAATGGCTGATGTTTTGCGCGCCTTGCCAGACGGGTCTGGGTAGGTGCGAATCTTGTGTCTTGGGTATCTGCGCTTGATCTCAGCGGCCAGCTCAGTCGTGTTGCTGTTTGCAATCACAATCTCATCAACAATGTGCAGCTGATCAACTGCCTTCACGCCCACCACGGCGCTGATCGGATCAACGTTGAAGTCTATGCCAACATAAAGCTCAGCGAAGTCATCAACGCTCGGCTGCAAAGTGGTTACGTTCTCGTTTCGGTCGAAGTAGCTGTATACGCGATTTGCCAGTGTCTCAAAGCTGGCCAGGTACTCTTGCCGGAATGTGCGCTCTGGCAGCTCGCGGCGCGCCGACTCGATCTCTTCAGGCTTAACGTTGCCGCCTTCTGCGGTGGTGAACTGCCACGCTCGCCAGTTGTCATCCTTGCCGCTTATGGCGTAGTCGTATAGATCCTTTGCCCAGTTCCAGCCAGCAGGTGACGTGATGAACAAAACAGGAGCCTGCCGGTCACTGGTCGCCGGCCTGATAACCTCCGTCCACACTTCGTGCGCCATGAACGCGAATTCATCAAGCACCGCGCTGGATAGGCTCACGCCTCGCAGGCTGTCGCGGTTCTCTGCACCCTTGAGCTGGACAATCGCACCGTTTGCAAACTCAACGGATAGCTCTGATTCGTTCTTGTGCCGTATGTGGTCGCCTGCCAGCTCTTTGAGCAGCCGCCACGCAATCGACTTAGCCGCCACGTAACTCGGCGCGATGTAGTAATTCAGCGAGCCCGCATCCTCAAGCGCGTTACGCATAAGCCATGTGAGCGCCAAGAACGTCTTGCCGAATCGCCTGCCGCAAATAAGCACCTTAAAGCGCTCGTCTGCATTCCAGACTTTCGATTGTGGCCGGGTGAGCTTAATCCTCATCTTCGGTTGTCACGATCACAAGCGGCTGATCAATCTTGCCAGTGTGCTCAATAGCCTGGTTGGGCTTGCCGTAACCTCTGTCGAGTATCTCGCGGGATGCAGCTACACGAGCAGCGGCTGGCTGGTCTTCGCTGCGCATGATGTTCACCAGCGCTTCAATCGCCTCTTTGCCGTAGTTCTGCGCGTATGCCTTCACATCGGCGGTAACTTTGTTCGGCGTGCCCTTCTTTCTGCCGCCCGTTTTCGGTATCCCTGGCTTTCTGCCGGGCTTCTTCTTCGCCTCGACTGCCATTTCCACTTCCCTCTATCTTAGATTTGACACTGCCCACTCTCTGAGCTGCCGCTTGTCCCAGTTGCACAGACTCAACTCAGCCTTGAGCTGTAGCGCATGATCGGCCACATCAGTCCATGTGGTGCCGGTGTACTCGGGTGCGGTGCAGTCGGTTAGCAGAAAAGCGGGAGGTGTCAGGTATACGGTGTTGGTTTTATAGACTGTCTGAGTTTTTGCGCAACCAGTCACCAACAGCGGCAGGGTGAGCAGTGCCAGCACATTCATTGTCTTGTAGTGCGTCATGCAATGCCTGCCTTGCTTTCTGTAGCTTTTTGTCTGCGTCATTTCGTGCCTGCATAGCCCTCTGCGCTAACTCGTCGCGCTTGATGATGTCGGCCTGCAATGTATCGGCCACGGCCTTTTGGTTTCTGGCGGACTCGGCCAGATCTGCATTAGCCTGCTTGAGCCGCTGCCTATCCGCCACCAGATCCTGGTTGTTCTCGTGCAGCCACCACACCAGCCCGCCCAGGGCGATGAATGCAGATCCTGCAACGGCGAGTGCGATCATTTTGATTCGTCCCAGCATCACTTTTTAGCCCTGCTGAACGCCTCTATGGCGTTGTTGCCGTAGTACCCGAGCACAATGACCACAAAGGCCCACGCTAACCCCTCTAGCAGCGGCATAACGGCAGCCTGAACCTTTCCGGCTAGTGCTGCTGCAAGAATCACCAAGAGCGCAGCCATAGCGGTGTAGGCCAGTCGGCGGCGGTGCTTCCAGTGTGTGGCCGGATCTGGGTGGTTATCGGTCACTCTCAATAATCCGGTCGAGCTTGCTGTTGATCGTTCGCAGGTCTGTCTTTAGCTCGTCGAACTTCTTTTCTGTTCGGTTCTGGTCGCTGATGCGGGACTGTTGCAAGTGGTTTACCCCAAGCTCAAGGACAGCAATACGCCTATCTTGTCCGGCGAGATACCACAGCGCGGTAACGATGAGCATCCCGGTGGTGATGATATGGGCGACACCTACACCTTTGTCGATGTGCCAGCCGCGGCGGTCCACGTCATCCATTCCCGGTCTGTCCGCTGCGCATCATCTCTGCAAGCTCAGCAGAGCGGCCACCCACCTGGCTGGCCCACTTGCTCAGCAGCATCTCTTTTGCGGCTGTGGCGTAATCTGCGCGGCGGATGGCGGACCACATCTTGCGAAATCCTTGCAGCCGCGTCATGCCTAGGTTAAAGCACATATTAGCAATCACGGATTGGCGCACCGGGCTCAGCGATTGATACCCATCCACACGTTCAAGCATCTGCTCCACAGCGTCGATGTCGTTTTGCAGCAGGTGTTCCGCTTCAGCCTGGCTGATACCAACGTCATGCAGGTTTCGGCCATAGCCGATCGTCAGCTTGCCCACAGTATCGCGGTACGGGCGCAGCCTCAGCCCTTCGTGTCGCTTGAGCTGGCTTTCAAGTAGCTGGCGATCCATGGTAACTCCAGAATTAAAAAAGCCGCTGGGGAGCGGCAAGGTGCGGCGTAGCAGACCGCAGGGGAGAGGTGGTGCGCCCATGCCAGCGTATGCAGTGCAAAGAGGCTGGCGAGGACTTCCGGCGCGTCCACCGGCAAATAACACGCACAAAAAAGCCCGCGAGGTGGTGGCCTGCGGGCTTTGTTGGCTCTTTCGAGCAAGTGCATACAGTGTGCGCTGTAATCAGAAAGCTGTCAATACGTACAGGCTGGATGAATTAACAATCTTAGGCCGCTTTTTTCTTGCCCTGACTTTCTTCGATCAGCCCTTCCAGCCTTGTGTATCCGTCAACAATGCGCTGCCGGAACGTGTTTACCGTGCACCGTAAATCCTTGGCGCACTTTTCATCAGTCCAGCGTATCTCTATCGGCTTTTCAGGCGCGAACGGATCAATCGCCACCTTCACTTTGCCGCGATAAGTCTGGTTGCATACTACGGCGTCGTGCTGCCGATCTGACAGCTTGCCGACAAAATAACATGCCGCCAGATGCTCTCCGCCAAACCGCTTCATGCGATCCACCTTGTTTGCCAGCTTGCAAAACTCGCTAAAACCCGATGACCTGGGGATTTCGCCGCGAAAGTCTACCAGCGCTCCGATAACACTGCGCCCCTCTTTCGCAATCTCTGCGTTTTGCAGCTTCGACAATCCGACCTCGATGTAAAAATCAACGAATATCATGGCCTGCTTACGCAATACTGCACGTCGGAATTGCTCGTCTCTGTCGCCCTGCATATGCTACCCCCGAGACTCTTCAATGGCCTTGCAGATCAGATTAACGCCGGTCATAAAAATTGTGAGTGACGAAAGCCAGCAAACGGCAAATGCGTCACCGTTAAATACAGTGCTCGCCAAAATCGTAAAAACTGAAAATATCAAGGCCATACATAGCGCCAAAAAGCTGCTCTTCATGCTTTTGCTCCCCTGAACCGATTAAACAACGCCCTGATTGCCTGTTCTTCTTGTTGTTCTGCTAGCCACCTCTCCAACTCTGGCCGGCTTACTTGCTTTGCCTGATATTCTGCCCACTTTGCCCGGGCCACCGTTTCCAGCGGCACTGGCGCAAAGCCTTCAAACCGTGCGCCGAATCTGTCCCTGCAGCTTTGCCCGGCCTGCTCGATGGATAGCTCTGTGAGCATGGTTGCCCGCTTATCATCCACTATGGCGGTGAGCTGGATCACTGAGCTGCAAGCTCCCGATTGATTCGCGCCAAGTACTCGCCGGTTTCCTCGACAAAAAACAGGCCGCTCGCAATCGCCTTGTCCGTATTGGCTTTAGTGAACAGCTCGAAGCACTCGCCGGTTGCAAGGCAGCGAATCGTCCAGCTTGTCGGCCTGCCTGTTTTGGGTGACAGATTGTCTGCGCTCATCGCCGCTTCTCCACTTCCAGCCACCGCTCGCAGTAATCCCGCATCTTTTCGATCTCTTTCACCAGCTCGTCCTTCTTCCCCATGCGCCGGTTGTACTTGCCGATTGAGAAGCGCATCGCACCCCGGAACTCTTCGGCAGTGAAAGTGCGTGCTGCCTCGTCTATCCAGTCCTCGCCTTTGGCGTCCTGATAGCGGGGCTGCTTGCCGCCGAAAACCACCCCTGCAGCGTCGTAGTGATCCCCATCGTTTCCGTTCTGGCCAATGGCGTCCATGCGCGCCTCCCATGCCTCGTCTTCTTCCGGTGTGCAGATCAAGCCAAGCTCCTGCCTGGCCTGGTGCCATTCGCTATGGCCGAAAGTCGTGTTTTGCATCGCGCTATGCGACCCCGGCTGGCAAGCGACCGCCTCTTTACCGCCACGATCTCGGACATAGCACACGATCACTTCGTAGAGCTCTGGGAAAAAGCCGTTTATATCCGTCGGCCACTCGCTCACATTCCGCGCCAACCATTCCAAATCTTTATTCATGCAAAGCTCCTAACTGCTTCAATGCGTTCAGCCAGCCACTGCTGCCAACGCGGGTCGGTTACGGGTACCAGTGGTGCTGTGCAGGTACCCAACGGGCAACCCTTGCACGCCGGATGGCGTTGGCAGTGGTCGATGATGTCTTGCGGTAGCTCAGTCACGCGGCCTCTCTCACTGCTTTGATAATGTGCTTTACCGGCTCAGGGCAAACGGCATTGCCCATCAGATGCACGGCCAGCCGGTGATTATCTGGCAGCTGGTAAGTGCTCGGGAAGCTCATGGCGTCCCGGCATTCCCAGCGCGAAAGCATCCGCATCCGATCACCGTCGATGATTGCCCAGCGATCACGAGTTGTTATAGTGCCAATCGGGCGATCCAGACTGCGGCCTGTCTTGGTGTTTCCGTAGTAAGAAGTCAGGAAGCGCTCACCGAATACAGCCCTGCCAGCAGCTACACGCTCAAGTGTTGCCGTGGCCCTGCCTGGCTTATTAATCAATGACCAATTGCCGGCCTCAAAGTCGATGAAAGACGTGGCGGGCTTGTGGGCCATTTTCGGAAGGCTCAGCAAAAGCGGCGCTTTGGAGTGCGTCAGCACTAGGAACATTCGAATCCGATTCTGAGGTGCGCCCAAGTCGGCAGCGTCGATAACGTGGGGGCTTACGGCATACCCCAAAGCATTCATTGCCAGCTCCCAGGGCCGATAAAGCTGCCAGTCCAGAAACTCCGGCACGTTCTCAACGATAATAATGGGGGGGCCGGTGATATTCCGCCGCGGACACAACCGCCCATGCAGTGCTTCGGCTTGCGTCGTGCTGCGGGTTACCGTTCGCCTTGCCCCGGGCTTTGCTGTGCCCTTGGCAGCAGGGGCTGGCCAGCATCATGTCGTGAGCCGGCACCAGCGACCAATCCGCCTGGTGCAGGTCTTGGCACAGGTGCTGCGCTTCCGGGTGGTTGCGGCTATGCCACTCAACAGCGTCCGGCCAATGGTTCGCCGCCCACACAGGGTCACAGCCGGCCATCTGTGCGCCAGTGCTAAACCCGCCGGCGCCCGAAAACAGGTCAATTACTTTCACGCTGCCGCCTCCATGCTCTGAATCACCACTTCCGCTTGCCCGCCCTTAATCACGCCGGAGCGCTCCACCAGCAACCGGTCTATCTGGCTATCGTCCAGATACACCCCGGCATGCTGCAGGGCATCCAAAAGCGCTTTCAGGGTGTTATCCAGATCACGGCGGCGCTTGTCAGGCGGTGACAGCAGCACCGACACGTCCAGGCGTCCATAAATCGGTGTTTTTGTGTTGGCCAGTCGAATCACGGCCGCGCGATAATCGCGGCCTTCTTTGCTGATGAGGGTTCGCTGGCCCACGCGGCGGTAGTAGCGGTTGACGCTGGGCGGGTAAGGCAGTGTGAGCATCATTACGCAACCACCGCCAAAAACTGACTGGGGCGCGTGATGGCGACGTACAGAGCCCGGTTGAGCTCGTAAGCGCTGCGCATCCGGCACAGGTTGGTGTAATCCACCAGCACGGTGTCGAAGGTGCTGCCCTGGCTCTTGTGCGCGGTTATGGCGTAGGTGTGGCGCAGCGGCAAAAAGGCCTTTTTCAGTCCCCAGGCCTGCTGGCTTGCCAGCTTGGCCTTTTCCCGGGCCTCAAAGTTGCCGGCACGGCTTTCGGCATTCAGCGCCCGCCATTCAGCAAACTTGGCGCTGATCTCCTGCTGCAGTGCGCTGGGGTCTTCGGGCACGTAGCCTTGCACCTCGGTTGAGTCGTCGCGCATCAGCGTAAGCTTTCGCGCAGGAATGCCCGGGTACCTGGGGTGTGGCTCCTGTTCCACGGTCAGCACGTCCAGCTCTTCGCTGGTGTGCAGCGGTACCGGCTTCACGCCGCCCATCCGCGCTTCTCCGGCTTCCTGCATCATCAGCTTTTGCCCGGGCACGAACAGCCAGGAGTCAAAGCCGTGCAGCGCGTTGTGAATCTGAAAGTTGTATTGCTGCACCTGCGCGTTGGTAAACGCGATGATTCGGCATTCCCGGTTAGCCTCGATTTCCGCCAGCGCCCACTGGATCGCGGTAGCTTCTCCGCCGTAGGTGACGCAGGCGGGTACGCCTTCGCCAGAGGGCGGGAGCGCGGCGTTGATCTCGGCTGGTGACATCACGCGGTTTTCGCCCATGGTTTTGCGGATCGCCATAGACAATTCAATGATGGGGTTGCCCCGGGCCTGCCTTACTACTTCGCTCAGAGGCGCTCTCAGATCAACCATAGTGAACACTGGTGACTCCATAGCCTCACCCACAGGCGGCAGCTGCGCAGGGTCGCCCACGAACAGCACCCGGGCGTTGCGCTTGCCTGAAAGAATCATCTGGAACAAGTCGGGGCTGATCATCGAGCATTCGTCCACGATCACCAGGTCATATTCGTGCAGTGAGGACGATCCTTCACGGCGCACATCCATCTGGCCATCGTCGCTTTCTTTCATGCGTAGGCCCAGCAGCGAATGCAGCGTGGCGAACTCCACACCTTTGGCGGTGATCTTTTCGCGCAACACTTTCACGGCTTTGTTGGTTGGGGCGCACACGGCAATGCGCAGGTTGTCGGTCAGGTCGTCCGTAAGCTTGCCTACCAGGGTTGTCTTGCCAGTGCCGGCGTATCCGGTCAGCACGGCCATAGAGGCGCCGCCATTGGCTTTGGCAAAGCTGCGCAGGGTGTCATAAGCGCTTTGCTGGTGCGGGGTCAAGGTGACACCGGTCATGTTTTTAACGAGCTGGGTAATGCTGTTTGTAGTCATTTCCTTGCGTTCCTTTATTTATCAGATGTTTACGTTTTTGAGGATTTTCTGACAGCGCCAACTGTCACCACTTTTTGCCACCTGTCACCGGGGGGTGGTGACAGCTACAGCCCGCGCCACCACTGGGCTAGAGCCACCTGTCACCACTGTCACCTGTCACCACAAGGGTATTTATTTATATATAATAAGGTGGTGACAGTGGTGACAGGTGGTTTAAACTTTTGAAATTTAACAATTTTTGCTGTCACCAAAGGGTGGTGACAGGTGGTGACAGGTGGTGACAGCAAAAACACGTTCATTTGCCCACCTCACGCACAAAACGGCTATCAATCAGAGTTTCGGTCTTGCCGGTTTTCTTCTCGTGCACCAGGTCATCCATCACCATCCGCCCAATCAGCTCAGAGCGCTGTTCCAGCTTCAACGCGCGGAAGGGCCGCGACTTACGCGCCAGATCCCGCTGGGTCACGCCGTCCGGCCCTGCCTCCTGGATGATCTCAAGCACGCGCTCGTATACATCCGATTTGCCATCTTCGCTCGCGGTCTGGATGCGCTCGACAAACATTGCAAAGTGATCCGCTATATAGCCGCCCAGCCAGAAAGCCAGATCAACAGAGGCTACCGGGTTAACCGGGTCGCGCCATGCGGACAACGCCACCAATAGGCGCCGCATGATTTGCTGCGCACCGATGGCCAGAGGGGTCAGGTACCGGTTGGTGGATACCAGATCCAGAAGCTGCTGATCGTTTTCCGCCAGCTGGTCGCGCACATCGGCGGGGAACCGCACCGTGGTAAAGCTGGCGGGTTGCAGGCCGTTGGACAGGCCGCCGAGGTTACCGATACGGCGCGGGGCTCTGAGCTTTTCGATGGTGCTGGTAACGCTTTGCGGGATGTTGTTGAGCTTCTGCGCTTCCATGTTCGGTTCCGGCTCCGGGCAGCACACGCAGAGCATCTGCTCCAGTGCACCGCGCCCGATTTCCGAGCGCTTGGCCAGTCCACCCAGCTGGTTCTCTGAGATGAGTGCCAGTATGGAAAGCGAAGGGTTGTAGATGGTGCAGTCGTCCTCGCTTTTCAGCGCCTGCGGGTCTACGTCTTGATCGATGTAGATGGCATCCGCTGCATAGGCGTCTGCAATGGCTGAAAGTGCCCCTTCCTGCTGCCCACTTGGCTGGCGGCGAGCAAAGGCCACCAGCTGGCCGTAGTCGTCCGCCACCCAATGGCAGGCCGGGTTGCGCAGCAAAGTTTTGTAGAGCGTTTGAGCGGACACAATGCGGGAGCCGCGAATCATCTTGCGCTGGCCGGCGCCGGCAATCAGCCGGTGAATACAGGCCTTGATTGGGCGGGCGGTACCTACGGAACGGGAAATAATCCCCAGATGCGTGTGCGCCGGGTGGCCGTCTTCGGAAATGTAATGCCGGCCGGCCATGAGAGAGGCCAGCGACAGCACTGCCTGAGTGACCGCATACGGCTGGCGCATAGGTAGCTGCTGCTCGATCCAGTCCGCTGCAGAGGCCAGCGCCGGCACCGGAATGGTGCGATCGATGATGCGGTCACGATTAACCACCTCAAACGATGGCCCGTGTCCATTGGCGGCCGCCAGCAAATCCTTGTTGATTTCCTTGAAGCGCTGCTTCTGGTAATCCATCGGATTGACCCAGCCCGCTTCGGTGGCCCAGGCAAAAATGCTTTCAACGTTCAGCCCGCTACTGCTAAACGACTTCCATTTCTTCATCTGGATGTCGTCGTTGAACTTTTCAGAGCCCCGGGACCAGGTGGCCCAGATACCGTAGGCCTGCCGGCCGGCACCGCTGGAATGCAGGGCCATGCCGACTTTTACCCACTGGTCGTAATCATCGGGGTCCAGAAAGTCGAGCGCTGTTTCAAGTTCCAGCACCTGAGTTCGAGGCAGTATGGCGCCGGCGACCGGAAGGGCTGTGTTATTGGCTGGCTTTTCTTTTACTGTCAGCCGGTCGATCAGCCATTGCGGAGCGTCAACGATCGCCGCGCCGTCTGTTGGGTCGCTGCTGGCTTCCCACTCGTAAGGCAGGCCCGTTTCCGGGTGAATGCTGGGAGGCGCCACGATGTAGCCGCCATAGGATTTGATATCGATGCCGTTGGCCAGCTTGGCTCCGCCAATGCGCACGCCTTCTGGCATGCGGTAATGCCTGTGGGTGCCGCCGCCACCGGTCATCACTTCCAGCGTATCGGGCATGGAGCCGTGCTCGGCTTCCAGAGCGTCCAGGTCGTCATCACCGCCGTTGCGCGGGTCAATATCAACGGTGAAGAACCCACTGTCGCCTGTAGCAATGCCAATGTTGGCATCAGGCGTTGTTGACCATTGCCGGCTGATGATTGTGATATCGGTGGTCGCATCCTTGAAGCCGCGCGACCCGGGCAGCGGTGTTTTGCTACCTGGTGCCAGCGGAAAAACTGGCCAGCCATGAGCTGCATAAAATAATGCGTAATCCAGCATTGTCGTGGGCGTACTGCTTAACATGCTGTTATCCATTACGCTTGCCCATAAAACAGTGGTGCTGCATAATCTGCCTCGTTTGTAGTCTTAAAAAGCCCGGTAGGCGCGCCAACGCCTTTGACCGGGCTTTTTTTGCTTAAAAATTGGCCGTCTTTCCGACCTGTCAACACATCACCGGGTTGCGTAAGGAACCGCGTTTCTCTGCGGGTAGAGGACGCTTTGGCTGTGCTGCTAGCTTTATTACCAACCTGACTCCCACGCCAAGCGGCGGAATAGCACCCAAAACTAGCTGGGGCGCTGGCCTTTAACCGCAGGCCAGAACGGTGACAAACAGAGTCTTCACGATTCGCCAGGAAACGTAGCGTACTATTCGTTTTCATCGAACCCGTCCGTACCGAACACTTCGTGCATAAGCTGAAACTGACGCTGCTTTTCACGGAGGTGCCTCAAAATGATTTTTCTCGCGTACTCGCTCGCCTTTACACCGTCTATGCGCGCCAAGCCCTTGAGCTGCTTTTCTGCGCTCTCTGGTAAGTGCGTCATGACCTGGCCGGTTAGCTTTTCCATTTCACGCAGCCTGGTTCTGTCGTTCAGCTTTCAGTTTTCCTTCGGTCAATACTTCGATTTGGTACTGGCGAACCGCTGGCACTTTTTCGCCCCAGTCGTAAACCGCCTGGTGTGTTATGCCAAGCGCTTCTGCCAGTTTTGCGCCAGTCTTGAAGTGCTGGACTGCCTCTTGCTTGGTCATGCTTTCCTCCGGCGGTGCATCTTTATACAAGTACACTTGCATTCTAAAGCCAACCACGCTTTAAAAGCAACCTTGTAAACTGTTGCCATGAAAACACAAGCTGAAAGAATCCAGTTTTTGCTAATTGATCGCGGTGTTGCTACCCGTGAGCAAAGGCGCAATCTTGCGAGAATTACTGATGTGACCTATGAAGGTGTGCGCCAGTGGTTCACAAAAAATTTAGATTCAATTTCTGCCGATCACTTGGCAAAAATTGCCAAAGCTTATGACTGCAGATTAGAGTGGTTGGTCACCGGCCAAGGCGAAATGAATAAGGGTGCTGATTACACAAACGGCCGAGAGACAAACCCCTCCGTGCGCTCAATCCCTGTTTTGAGCTATGTAGAGGCAGGAAATCCAAAGCAGGTTATTGATGACTATCATGCAGGCGCAGGGATGAGTGAGGTCACTGTTGGCGCAGAGCTTGACCACGATCTGGGCGCTGATGCGTTCGCCTTGATTGTTTCGGGCAACTCCATGGCTCCGGAGTATCGCGACGGCGATCTGGTCGTTGTTGATCCAAGCGTAAAGCCGTGGCCGGGCGATATAGTTGTGGCTGTAATTGAAGCCGAGCAAAGATCAACCATTAAGAAATATCGCTCAAGAGGAAACGATGAAAGCGGGCATCATGTTTTTGAGCTGGTGCCTATTAATGAGGATTATCACACCATCACAGTCTCATCCCAAAACCCAGGCCACATTGTTGGCACTGTGGTAGAGCATCGCAGGAACTTGCGCCGACGACGCTAGATAGCCTGATTTTTACAACCCGCCTTGCGCGGGTTTTTTATTGCCTGCAAAAAATAATGCAAGACTGCTTGCATAAAAAAGCCAAGTGTGTTTTTATTGTTTGCAAGTTCACTTGTGTTTAACACCAACCAACCGACCAGGCGACCAACCATGACCACCCACACTGACATTCACAGCCCGCAAGCCAAGCTTGTGCGCGTGTCGCACTGCCTGCCCAGCAGCAGTCGCTATGGCGTTCTTGAGATTGGCGACCCGGCAAGCGATGCGCCGGCAAGCACTCAGATGTATTTCAGCACGCCAAAGCAGGCCCGCGATCTGGCCTGGGCGCTGGCCGAACTGGCCGACGACCTGGAAGCCGCTCAATTGCCGCAGGAGAAAGTTGCATGAGAACCATCACGCTTGAATTGCCAGACAACACGCCGGTGATGTCGATTATTAGATTTGCCAACGATCTTGGCTGCGATGCAATGCTGGCCGGCTTGAATCACTGCCGGTTTAAGCCGCGCGAAGAGTCACGCCAGCTCAGTACGGTTGTGTCTTTGAGCGCAGTCAGAGCAAACAGCGATCAAAACCCTACGCCGCCGAGCGCGGCATAAACCGAACCCAACCACGGCGCAATGGGCGCTAAACACCAGTAGGAGGTGGCAAATGTCACAGAAAACAAATGTAAGCCAGCTTTTAAAAGACCTCGATGCGGGCGTTTTTGAGCAGAAGATTGCTCACGCGTTGAGCCAGGTAGCTGCTGGCGTAGTCGATCACGGTCGAGCCGGTCGCGTTCAGGTCACGTTTGATCTGAAGCAGATTGGCGAAAGCCATCAGGTCGCCTGCGTTCACAAGCTGGTTTTCAGTCAGCCAACCAGCAAGGGCAAGGTTTCGGAAGAGAACACCACAGAAACACCGCTGTACGTGAATGCGGGCGGTGAGTTGACGCTCTTCCCAAACAATCAGGCTCGGATGTTCGACAAGCACGGATCTCCAGAAAAGCAGGCGTAAGCCTTAATCAACGCACTAGAGCAGGAAGTGAACAATGAATATTGAAACATTGAAAGAAATCCAAGCGCTCATTGCGGCAGCTCATAAGTCGCCGGAAACCGATGTGCCATTGGCCATCGTCCCGGAAAGCTGCAGCGTGGTATCGCTTGAAAAGTACATGTCCCAGCCCACCGAGTTTCGTGGTCAGCTGAAAACTTCATCCATGCAGGACTACGCACGATACGTTGAGCGCTGCATTTTCCACGATGCTAATCCTCTGGTGTTTGTTGATCCTGAGTCCATGAGTGCCAAAGCATTCTTTGACTTGGGTGACATAGGAAATCCCTTTCATGGCGAACACACAGCCCTGCTCAAGCTGAAAAGCACCGCGCCTTTCGATGCCATTCTGGCTATTTCCGGCTGCGCCATGAGCCAGCGTGAATTATCTGAGTGGATTCAGGATTGGTTTGTGCATCTGGAAGCTCAGGACGGCAGTGGTGCTCCCATCAATATGGCTAAGGCGGCCAATTCGGTGCGCAACATCACCATCGACCAAAGCCGAAAGGAAGAGCACGAAGACGGTGATTTCCGTGGCTCACGCAGTGCCATGGAGCAGATCGAGGCCAGCAGCAAAGACGGCCTGCCAGCCGGGTTCGTGTTCGAGTGCCAGCCATACCATAGCTTGGATCACCGCAAGTTCTACCTGCGCCTGAGTGTGGTTATACGAAAAGACGAGCAGCCCCGTTTGAAGCTACGCATTACAAAGCTGGAAGCCGCTCAAGAAGAAATGGCCATCGAGTTCAAAGACAAGCTGGATGAATCGCTGAGCGATGACTGCAGCATCTTTGTTGGCTCGTTCAGCAAGTAATTCAACGGGAGGGGCAACCCTCCCAACATCAGGAGAACACCCAATGACCGACCAAGCGACCGCCGTCGAAACCAACGCACCCACCGCAATGGACATCGCGCTGCAAGCCCTGCGCGAAGCCAAGACCGCCGAGGCGGAAGCCAATAAGACCCGCCTTGCGGCCGAGACTGCTGTCATCAACCTGATGGGCGAACTGAAGCCCGAAGGCACGGCCAAGGCCGAAACCGAGTATTTCAAGGTGCAGGTGGCGACCAAGCTGAACCGCACCATCAGCGACGACACTGCACTGGCTGCCGCACTGCCTGCACCGATTGCAAGCCGGTTAGTGCGCTATAAGGCCGCGCTCGACCTGAAAGAGCTGCGCCATCTGCAGGACAACGAGCCGGAGCTGTACGCCAAAGCGGCGGAGTTCATCACGGCAAAACCGGCTAAGCCAACTGTTCGTGTGGAGGTGATCTAATGGCTATCTCGCTGCAAAGCCTGACGGCACCCAAAGACCGTGCCGTGATCTGCACCCTGGTGGGTGAAGGCGGCATGGGTAAGACCACTTTGGCGGCTCAGTTTCCCGCGCCGGTATTCATCCGCACAGAGGACGGCACCGCCAGCCTGAGCGGCCGCGATGACGTTGCCCTGTTCCCGCTGGCCAACAGCAGCCAGGACGTGCTGGACGCCATGCAGGCGTTGGCCACCGAAGATCACGACTTCCAGACCCTGGTGCTGGACTCCATCACCCAGCTGAACACGATGATTGAGCAA